CGGATCAGGGCAACTTGCTTGCCAGCAACTACCAAATTTGGATCGACGCCAAGCATGTCGCTATACGATTCTGCCCATTGATCTGCATCGAACTTGTCCAACACTTCAGGCTTCATCTGTGCAATGGCGCCTAGATTGCCGACAAATCGGTCAACGCTGTTGGTTCCAATTGCGCGCTGTGCTTGAGCCAGCATGGACACGAACTCGACATTGAGTTCCATTCCCTGTAGTTCGGGCGGCGCTGGCGGCACAATGTTTGCCTTGACCATGTTCTCAAATGTGATGTCAATTAACGGATCAAGTAGTTCGTTGTGGAGACGCTCTAGTACTGGGCCGAGCATCAGCAACTTCTCTTCATGGCGTTCCGCTACCTCCGTAGCAGTCATGCGAGTGTCTGTAGCGTTTGCCAGCATTAGGAACAGGTCTGCATAGAACGCACCGCGTACGCGCTCACGCACATCCTGTATGTCACCCAGCAAGTGTTGCAGATTGAGGTTGACCTCAAACGCTGTCTTGATTCCCTGACTGCCACCATCAACAAACGAAATCCCGCCAGGAAGCGTCTCCACATCTCGATTCTTCATGCTCGTTGGAACTTGAAGCGGTGGCTTGGTTTGGTAGTCAATGCATTGCGCTTTGCGGAGTTGTTCGTGTTGCAGTTGCTTGATGTCGCCAAGCGCTTCCATGCCTGGCGAGTTGCCGTAGATGTCGCCGCCGCTCACGCTCCAGCGCGGAACCACAGCAGGGAACTTGTTGAATCCGCTTTCGCGCAAGAACTTGCCTTGGTCGCCACCGACCTCAAAGTAGCAAGACTTGTACGGCATGTTCTTGCTGTCCTTCTTAGTCGTGTCTCGATCTGTGCGCGGCTCAATTGCGTGGATGATTGGTATCCACTGGTCAAGACTGCCGCGATCAAACAGATTCCGCACCGAGTGCGAGCAGTTCTTGTAACCAAATTCCGTCACGATCTGGGATACAGTCTGCTCAAATTCGCGGTAGAGAGTGGTTACTCGACCTTGATAATTAGTTGCGATAGCGTATTCACCAGTCGTGATTGGGTAATGATGTATGACATTGTTGAAGTCGGGCAAGACAATCGAAACTGCCGTGCCAAATGCTCCAAGTTCTTCATACATCGTGTGCAAGGCGCGGTAAGTATTCGACTTCTGGAATACCAACTGCATTCGTTTTGTGACATCGTCAAGCCATACTTTTACTGGCGCGTACGAGTTTAGTTCGGGATCGCCAGTTCCAAGTCGGAACCATTGGCGAGCGGGGCTAGTAGCGCCAGCCATCATGCCAGCGCCTAGCGTTCGCAGTGCGCGAGTGCCAGTGTTGTCATAAATGCTGTTGTGTCGGCGCCAACCCTTGTCGCGATCCTGCCTAAAGTATCGACCATTGCGCGGCAATACATATGATGTGATTTCCTGCCAATGCGCCCACCATGACGCTCGCTCAGATTGGAGTTGACCCCAACGAGTCAACAACTTCTCGCGCTGTGGAGCGCCTTTGTAACTCTCGTTGTTGGCTGGGTATTGACTCATCAACTTCCTAAGAGTGTTGACTTACCAAGTGATAATGCATTTGGATTAACGCCAGTCGGGCCAGTCAGCATGGTTCCTGCTGCTCCACCTGATGCCGATTCGCCAGCCGCTTGCATGATTGAACTGACATCAGGCTTCTTTCGATTCGCCTGGTTAATTGCCATCTCGCTTGTCATTCGTTGCCCTTCAGCGGCTTTGACTGCTTGCGCTTGCGCTGATTCTTGCTTAGACAATGCCGATGCTTGTTTCTTCTTGGCGTCTTCGCCTGAAGCAATTGTGTAGCCAAGACCAGCAGCCATTGATCCAACTCCAATTGTTGCAACAAGACCAGCCAATGCGCTAACACCAAACGCTGCGCTAAATACTCCAAATGCAAACATGTAAGTCATATCATTCTCCTGTGATAATTTCAGTGTTTAAGTGTTCGTGCGTTCGGGATAAGAGCATGTGAGATTCCAAAGTAAATTCATTTTCAGCCTCTTCAACCGTCTTTGCGTTTGTTGCAAAGAACATTGTTCCAGTCGTGTCTTCGTGCGCTGAATATATTTGTTTGCGTCCAGCGCTTGCAACAATCACCTTGTATCCATTGACTTCCATCGTCTCGTCATTTGCGTGAATAGTTCCACGACCATTAATTATTAGAGTCGTTGGAACTTGAATGAAACCACCAGTAATGACTACTCCTGCTGGAATAGTAAGTGTCCGCGAGTAAACTCCACCGTGTAGTGTGTGCGTCACAGGCATCACAACTTGCGGCAAAGTCAACAAGAACTGCTCAAACATGCATACCTTTTCAATTGCCGATTGGCTCATCTTTGCGATGCTGTCGGTGTTGGTTGTTGCAATGTCTTGCATATTGTGTTGCCTCATCAATCTACGCATTCCAAATTCGATATGGGTACCGTCAGTCGTTCCTGCTGTATGGGTCGTAGTCTTTCGCCTTGCCAAGTCGCAGTTTGTTTCGCACTTCAAGCGGCAGTCGCTTGCCAACTGGATATGCGAATGTCAATGCAAGCGCGTCAGCGATGTCTGGCGATGCTCCGCCTTGCAAACGCTTCTTGATCTCGTCTTTAGATTCCAGCATCTTGCGGCCTTGCGAGTCAAACCAATAAGTCGGCGTCGATAGTTCCTGGCGAAGCATTGGATCGCTTGGAATGGCTCCACCGTTTTCAATCCACTCTTTCATGTTCCACCACATCTCAGTACGACGATTGACAAACTGCTGTTCCAGATTCGCCTTGCCTCCAAAGTGGACTTCGATGGGGTCGTAGTCAAGTTGGCGTAGGCGATCTAATACACCAGCGCCGCCACCTGCGTCGATAAACACAGCGTCAGGCTCCCACAGATCCATCACCATTGCCACCCTGGCTGCTAGTTGCATATTGTCCAGCCCACGAAACACCATTATGTCTGACGCCCTTAGACCTTGGCGCCTGATGATTACGCTGCGATCATCACCAAACCGTGCTGGATCAACGCCCACAATCTTGGGCGCGCTCTCAAAGTCCTTGTCCGCATACTCACGGTTCGCTGCTGTGTTCGCATCCGACAGGCTAATCAACTGATCTTCCGCGCTGGCGTTAAAGTCGCATAGGTATTCACGGCTGAACGATGTTTCAGTCATGTCGCGGCGCAAGCGCTCGACTTCAGATGCGATCACAGCGTCCGTGTCGTAGACCGTGTAAATCTCAGTGTGCCAATCAGGCAACTTCTGACCCTTATAATAAATCTCGCTAAACAGATTCACGCCGTTCGGTGTGCCTGTGAATATCGCCCAGCCGTTGCGATCTGACAAACACGGTTGCAAAATATCCTCCCACACTGTCGGACGAATTTGTGAAACTTCGTCAACCACAATGCCGTCTAATCTGACGCCTCGCATGGCATCGGGATTGTCTGCTCCAAAGATACGGATCACAGCACCGTTGTGTCCAAATGTCACGCTCAATTCAGACTCGTTAATCGTTACGGCGCCAGTTCCGATCATCGGTTGCAACTTGCTTTTGATCCGACTCCAGGCAATTGCCTTGGCCTGCTTTAAGAATGGCGCCAAATAAAAGAATAAGCCCATTTCTGATTCGAATTTCATTGCGTGATCTAGCAACTCCATGATTGCTAGTTCCGTCTTGCCAGCGCGGCGGTGCAATACCAACACCGTAAATCGTTTCATCGACATGTGGCACTTGCGTTGCCACGCTCGCGGAGTGTAATTGACTGTCAAATGTGTGCTGGTCATGTGATCTGTTTGGCATCGGTCTTCCGTCCTGTGATTGAATCGTCAGGTCTAGGAACACCTGTGACCACCGTCAGGCTGATTCCACCCTGATGCTCGATGGCCGTCTTGTCTCCGTAACGCTTTGGGTTCAGTTTCATTGCTAGCCATTGCAGGGTAGACACCTGATTACGGATGTGGTTTACGCTGGCAGAGTCGAGCGCACCAGTCACAGGGTTTCGCTCAGGCTCAGAAGTGGATAAATCCCGCATTTCATCTATCCAAACATGTGCTTGGAATGCCCTTGCGCGCATATACTTGCTCTCGAAATCCTCGATTTCATTCAACCATCGCATAATAGTTGCCATGCTTGGCATTGCCTTATCTTTACAGATAGTCCGTAAAGATTCCCCTAAAGACAACCTATGGCAAATCTCATCTGCCAATTCAACTGTGTACTTGCAGATAGGGCCAGGTCTTACAGAATCAAGAAGCCGCGAAGGTCTGGTTACTTTAGCCATCAATCACCCTATATTCATGCGGCGCCTGACCGCGTATGAGGTATTTGCACACTTTCTGCACTGTAGACCGCCCAATTCCAAGCATTGCGCTAATCTTGCGGTATCCGTATCCGTGTGTTTCATGCATAATTCTGATTTTATCCACTGTTTGCTCTGAGTGTCGAGCGCGCTGGTGCGTTGCACCAATGCGGTATCCATGCTCGTTTAGTGCCACTTTGATTCTGCTCATGTAAGGAGATGTTACATATTTTTATTACATATTGTCAATAGTTATGCAACTAAGTATTGCTAAGTCCCGACACTTTGTCGGGATAAGTGTCGGGAGACTAACTCCCCAATACACATTCAAATACTTTGAACCTGTATACATTTTTGCCGTTTCTGTACATATCAATCAAACTTGTTTGTCTTGCACTCCCACCAGAAATGAACTATTGAAGCGCGGCCGTCAAAGTACAACGGACAATGGTCGGGCGTGAAGAACGATTCCGTGCTGCAAGCCAGGCAAACAAAGATTAAGTCTTGTGGTCGATAGCCGTAATTGTAAAGTTGCGACCTGATCCGCGTGAAGTTGCCTCCTGTCAGGCACCCTGAGTCTAAGACGATCAACTTGTGGTAGCGATCAAGTTTGTCTGGATGCAACACCACCTCAAACTCGTTTTTGTATGGGATGTCAACAGGTTCAATCGGCATTGGCTCGCCTGTCAAGGTCAATCGATGCGCCAGCACCTGAGCGAACAGTCCTGAGTACTCGTAACTCAATTGCAGGATGCCAATCTTCTGGTCACCGTCAAGCCACTTTGATCTGCGGATCGAGTCAGCGACATTGTCAATCAATTTCAACTCCCAAGCCTGTCCGATCAGCAATGCATCCATGTCGTGCTCTATTCTGTTAAATGCGATTTAAACGATTCTTTGCTTTAAGTAATACCTACAGACCAATTATCGCCACGAACGCCGTGGCTGTCATCTAATGCGATTCTGTGACCACAGGATCAAGATACCGTCCACCGTTCAACCAAGTTTGTGGGTGTGCAATAAACTGTGGCTCAGTTGCTTTCTTTCGACAATCCTCAGCAAACAGATTCACTTTTTCGATCATGTACTCGACCGCGTCACCAGCGTCAAGCAAGTCGTGTTCGACAGCGACAAGATCACATGCTTTGCGAATCAGAGCAAGCGACTTCAACTTGCCTACCTTGCGTGGAAAGCATTCCCAGACTCGCTCAATCTCGGATGCTGGGATGCTCTTTGCTAACTTTTTCTTCTCAAACTCAGGCTCGACGGCAACGCCGTTGAGCGTATGTTTTATAGCACTTGAAATTGGAGATGAAAGTGAAAGTGAAGGTAGAGGTGAAGGTGAAGGTGAATAGCCAACGGTTTGCCATGTGTTCTGCCAAGCGTTTGCCACAGGTTCTGCCATTGGCAAACTGATGGCAGGAGGTATGGCACGAGGTGTGGCACGAGGTGTGGCAGACGCATGGCATGTGCCATGTGTTTTATCCGCACCCAACTTGCCAGCCCTACTCTTTTTAGAACACATGTCAAGCATTTCCAATCGACCGCGCTCCTGGCGTGGGTTTCTGCGGCGACCATCTTTGGATATTGGAAACTTAGATTCAAGGCACGGCCACACCTTCTTTAGGTCTGGGTCAAGTCTAAAGATCCTGTCTAGTTCGGGTGGCAATCCATCGCACGACCATGAATGCCACAGCAGGAAGTGGTACGCGCCACGCTCCTCAAGTGACCAACCAATGGTTGATCTATTAAAGTCTTCGCCCCAGAACGCCATCCACGGTGATGTATTTGATTCTTTCATATTGTTTCCTAAATGCGTTTAGTCCAACAGGCTGATGCAGGATGTTCAAGGCCAAGCACCAACCTGAAGGATTAAACGCATTGAATTTGAAAGAGGCCTTGAACATGCCCCTAGTCTAACTTGCTTGCCTTCCCACTGCAATGCTTGTCGTCAATCACAATAGGATAATGCCTAAGACAGCACCGCGCCTCGTCTTTAATCCACTTAGGCGTTCCCTTGACGATCAACAACTTGTACATAAATTCGCGTGTCATCTTGAGGGAGTTGACTTCTTCGTGTGGCAATGTCACTTCTTCACCTTCATCGATTCCTCAATCAGGCTGCGAACTTCCGCAATCCACAGCAAGCGCTCGTCAGGCGATGCATAAGTCTCGCATCTTTCCTGCAACGCTTTGCCGCTGGCTGTGCTGGCGCCAAGCGATACGGCCGTGCCTGTGATGCTGTTGCCTGTCAGGCTTCGCATGGCGTCAAAAATCAATGTGCGCGCCGTGATCGCATCTCTTGACCGCTCTTGCGACGACGATGGATACAAAAAACCACGGCGCGCAAGCGCAATCTGAACTGCTGCGTTTACTTTTTCGATTGAATACAGACCGCCCATTAAGACACCTTTAATACTTTCTGTTTGCTGTGCAACATTGCGAATGCTAGCGGCTGACCAGCCTCAAGCGTTGCGCGGATCAATTCTTTGTTGGGAACAACCGTAGTCACGGTGGTGTTGAACGCTTCAGGTACATCTCCAATTATCTCCAGCGCTCGGACGCCGCCAGGCGTGGCAAGAGTCACCTTGTGCCGTGGCGTCTGAATGCTTGTAGAGCCACTCGACTCCAACACGCGGGTGATCTGCCCCTTCATCCAATCCGCAATGGCTTGGTCGCGTTTGGATAAATCTAAAATGCGTTTCGATTCAGCCTTGCGCCCTGCTGCGCGGTGTTCGATCTCGCTTGCAATAGCCAACAGATCATCAATGGCTGGCGCCAAGTCCGTGGACTGCGATGCAAGCCAATCGATCTGGCCTTCCACGGCGCTTATGTCACCGCCGTTGGCTTCGCTTGCTGCAATTAGTTCTTCCAAGGCCACCGCTGCTGCGGACGCAGTAAATACTCGTTGTGTGATGCTGTTCATTGTGTTTCCTCTTGTGTTTCTGTTTTGTAGCAATCCCAATTCTTACTGTCAGCAATGTGTTCCGCAGTAGATTTATTATCACTTTTGTACATGTGCTGTGCCGCCATTACACAATACATTCGCCTTGCTTCGTCTCGCCCTGTGCCAAGTTCTATAATCAAATCTAAATCGCTCATTTGATTTTTTTCTGTACTTATTTTGTTAATTGCTTTAACTGCCAAATCCAAGTTGTAATAATATTTATTGCAAATTTTTATAGATGGAATGTCATTGGACAATGTCATTTTTTTTAACCATGCCAACGGCAAACATGTTTCTCCAATAAGACCTCCTAGTGATACAAATTTGTTGTTATTCATTTGGTTTCCTTTTTTGTTTCTATTTTGTAGCAATCCCAACCTAAAACATCAGCAACATTTTGAACAGTGCGTTTAGCACTACGGCGATAAAGATTTGCCGCCAAATGACAAAACATAAACCTTGCTTCGTCACGCTCTTTAGTAAGTTGTTTGATTTGGTGTATAAGAACATCAAATGCTGCTTTTGTTAATGTTACTGATTTCATTGTGTTTCCTTGTAAGCGCGGGGCTGACGGCTCCGTCGAGAACCGCCAGCCCCTAAGTTTTTAGAATGGGATCTCGTCAATGTCAATTGGCTTCGGCTGAGGAACTTCATCTTCCGCTGGGGCAGATTCTTCATCGTATTCGCGCAAACCAAACAAAGTAGTTCCCTTGTCGTTTTGGCAGTAAAGCAATTGAAACAACAACGATGACTTCATAACGCTGCGGCAGATGTCAACTAACTTTG